TCACACAAAAACTTTGCTGATGGCGTCTTCTGCATCGGTGTCCAGGATATGCCCGTAAATGTCAAGAGTCATCTTGATGTTTTCGTGACGCATTAGTTTTTGGACTACCTTGACGTTAATTCCGGCACGAATAAGGTTCGATCCGAAGCTGTGTCGAAATCTGTGTGGGTGCGCCTTGCCTTGGAATCCTTCTGGCAATGCTTTTTCGGCGTACTTAACCAAAGTTGCGTAATTGACGTAAAGGCGGTTCCATTGGTATCCATGCCGGTCCAGCTCTCGTAGAAGGCGTGGACAAAGAGGAATTTTCGCTGGTTTATCTCCTTTGCCAATGATACATATATATCCATCATGTATATCGGATGGTTTCAGGTTCATGACTTCGTTGCGACGTAATCCAGCGAACGCCATCAATGACCAAGCCAATCTGACGTTTGGTGTCGGTGCAATAGCTATGATTTGGTCTATTTGTTCGATAGTCCAAAAATGACGAACGGATTTTGCTCTCTTTCTTTTTGGGATGGCTTTGGGAATCGGATTGCTTGGAATAACTTCAAGAACATCGACGATGTATTGGAACAACATCGATATTACGGTTTTATTGTTGTTGTATGTCGATGGGCCGTTTCCTTCGTTGCGTTTAAGGAAAACTTCTGATAGTTCCTTTTTGGTGAGTCCTGCAATTGTGCGGCCGTAAAGAGGCTCGATAGAACGAATAGAATTCAGCATCATGTTGATGCTTCCGGATTTCAGGCCCTTTGAACGCTGGAATTTTTCATACCGTTCGACAGCTTCTCCGAGAGTCATCTGTGACGAAGAAATCCTTGAGTCAAACTCTCCGTTGCGGATCTTTTGCTGCAAAATGATTTTGGCTTCGTTCTTTGAGGCTGTTCCCAAGCTGAAAAAATGAACGGTTCCTTTCTTTACTTGGTCGGGAACGCGTGCGTACCAAGTGAAGATGCTTTTTGATTTGTTCTTTTGGACTAACGTAATCATAGATTATTTCTTTTTGCCTTTTGTTGTGTGCTTGCGGACACAGGCAAACAGAGCTCCTGGAGAAAAAAGATATTCTTTGCCGTGAATATAGACTTCGAGTGATCCTTCATCAACATAATTGAGAATTAGATTTCTGCCGAAATCAAGTTTTTTCATTGCTCCGCTGATTGTATAGTAAAGTTCGTCCATGACAATCTTGGTGTCTTTGCCGGGTATGATTTCTGTGTTTCGTTCTTTTGTTCCCATAAGCAATCCTTTGTTTATGATTCTACTCTGCTTAAGATGTGGCCGGATTCAAGCTCGACGATTGCTCCGGGTTTCATCATCACATAATCGATGTAGGCGCTATCTTTTTCATTGATTTTATTTCGGTCTTTCAGTTTTAGCACAGTCAAGTTTTTGAGATACTTTTTAATTTTCGGCCAACGTCTACCATAATGCCGGCGCATGACTGAATTTGCGTAATGTTTGTTTTTGATGTTGTTCATTCTGCCTCCGGGGCTTTGGGCATCGGCATCCATGCTATAATGTCGCATACGGTGTAACCGCAAAATGGGTCGTCATTCCAATGATTTCCGCACCATTCGCTTATGCCGCGATCGATACCGTTCGTCACAAAAACTTCACCGCCTTTTTTCGGCAATTGTTCGCTAACCTTTCTCCAGCGTTGCGCCTCTTTGAGCGTTGCAATTTCTTCTTGCGCCTTGGCATTCATTTCTCGAAGCGCCCGGCATTCGCTTGCAAGCGTGTCGATTTCCGCGTTGCCGTCTTGGCGGTTGGCTTCGTGGAGCAGCGCGTGAAGTTGTTTGTTTTCCCGCTTGAGTGATTCGTATTCGCTCTGCGGAACCTGTATGTAATCTGGACTTGCTTGAGTCTGTCCTGGATGTAAAGGGTATTCTTTGTTGCTCATTGTTTTTCTCCTTCTGGTTTTATGACTAAATTAGTTGTGTCCAAAAGTGTTTGTTCACCGTTTTTGTGTTTTTGGAAGAACGCAAATAAGATATTGGTTCCGTTGGGTGAATTTTCTGTTTCGACTGATAGAATTAAATCATCTCTCGATAACAATTCGACTATCTGTTTTTCATTTCTGATGTCAAAAAGAATTTTCATTTGTTTTACCCTCCGTATTTTTTAAGTTCCGCGTTTTTGTACGCTATGGTGGCATCAGCGACCCAATTTGACTTGAAGTAAATCAGCGACGTTTTTAATCGCTTCTTGTGGCGGCAAATTCTTCTGCCATTCCGGATAGTGCAACATGGTGTCTTCAATCTTTTCGTATTCCGGAGTGTCGATGCCCTTGCCGCAATTGAAAATAAACTCTTCTTTCTTTTCGGCTGTGATGAGTGCGCGGCCGTTGAGGTAGTTGATGACCTGCATGTCCGCGTAGAATGCTAGTTCTTCAAGGACTTCGATCTTTGTGAATTCGCCATAGTAATTCAGGTCAAGGCATGCAAGGATTGTGCTGTCTGTCGCGATTGCGTGAGTGCTGTTGTTCGGCACGAATACGCACTGAAGCGGTCCGCGATTGGTTCCTTTCTTTGCTGCTACTTTTTTGCCCATGATCTTGAGGGCGGATGCGATCAATTCGAATGGTGTTTTCTTTGGCATTGTGCTTTTCCTTGGTTTAAAAATTTTCCACGCTTTTATCCTTGGAGCGTGGGAAACCAAGTGCCGTGATGCATGCACGGCGATTCTCAAGACGGGAAACAAAAAGCAATTTAACTGGGAAAGTTGGTTGAATTGCCGTCTTGAAAAAGTTTGCCTCCGGGTGCGGTAAACGAGGTGTTTACGGGATTTTGTTTGAAGTGTGATAAGAATTGCGGCAAGTGCCGCTGCACCCATCGGCTTTTTAGTGGTTGCTGCGGGAGTCGAACCCGCATCAAGGGCATTCAATGGCTCTATCCCTTCACGCCATAAAGCTCTGACCAATTGAGCTAAGCGACCTTGTGCCGGAATCACCCCTGACGGCTCCGGCGTACCGCCTTTTCGTGCTTCGGAGAATGCACGAAAACATTATGTTAGCTGGCCACGTTCGGCGCGATCGAAGAAGTCTCTCAAGCCGCGCAACTGAGCCTTGGCATCTTCAAGGGCGTTATGCGCATCTTCGTTGTGCTCGGCTCCCTTGATGATCGGAAAGATGTTCTTGAGCGTCCTGTAGTCGTATTGGTCGAAGAATTTCCATGGGAAATGAAAACCGTAATGATTGAAAAAAAACTTGAGAATGGGGAAGTCGAAGTCTAGCCCGTTGCACCAAACTTGGAAGCCGTCGTTCTTGCCCATCTGGAAATTCTGGAAGCAGAAACGCTTGAATTCTCCGATACCTTCGGCCGGATCGTCAGTGCCGCCAAATGCCTCGACAAAGACTTTCTTGTCCTTTTTGGTCCACCAGTCCATTGTCGAGACGGAATCCTGGAATCCTTCAGCGTGAAGCTTGAGCGGGTCAAAGCGCTTGTAAAATTCGACCTGCTGGCCGTTCTTGTCGAAGCCGAAGGCTCCGATGGTGAGGACTCGGCAGCCCGGCTCCGTGCCGGTTGTTTCAATGTCGATCATGAGGATGTTACGCATTGGATATTTCCTTTTGTTTTAGTAGTTTTGCTTTTCTATTTTCGCGATAGATTTTTTGTTTTGCTTTCCGTACGGGATCTTGAGCACGTTTCTTTTCGTAAGCCTTTTTCCATGCAATTCGCTCTGGTTTCAGTTCTCTCGCCTTGCTCTGTTCAGCTCTTCGAGCCTTCACTTCTGGGCGCTGCAGGTATTCCTGTTTCCAGGCAATCCTTTTGGGATTTTTCGCCCTTTTTGCATCGTTTATTCGGCCTAGTTCCCTTATTCGTTCCGGGTGTTCTTTTGCCCAGCGTTTCGTATTTTTCTTGTTGCGTTGCTGGTAGACCTTGACTTTTTCCGGATTTGCGCCAAGCCATTCTTTTTGCTTGGATTTGTAATGACTCCAGTTCTTCTTTCGCCATCTTTTGGTTGCTTCTGCAGAATTCCTTTTAGACGCGTCCTCGATTCGCTGTGGCTTGTATGTTCCACGGTGCATATCGATTCGGCTTGCTATAAGAGTTTCCCAATCGTCGTCTGTATCAATCGGAGCTACTTTCTTCGTCATTTTTGTCCTCGCAATCGTTATCGGCGGGAGTCTTTTCTGCATTTCTTCGGTCGTTTTCTGCAATGACTTCGTCATCGGTTGGCTTCAACTTTTCGAGGTCAATCCCTATGCCGACTATCCGGTATATTTTTTCAAGATCGGCGATTGAGTAAACCGTACCCATGATTGATTTGCTGCTTTGTCTTACGGCATCGGCAACGGCGCGGAAAGTCTTGTCTTCAGGCATTTCAAAAATCGACTTGTCGTTAATTTCGTCTTCGCTTGTGTAAATACCTAAAGTTTTCTTGCCGTCATCTTCAAAGAAATCGTAATTGTTGTCGGCGACCAAAGTAAGGAGGGCCACGATCCTGTCAGCTTCTGGTTTGAAATTGAAGCAGACTTCGACGATTTTTTCGCGCAATCGATCTCTGTAAATGTCGTTGCGAATGCTATCAAGTCTTTCTTTCTCGCGCTTCTCTTCGCGTTCTTCTTCGGTTTCTTCGTGAAAATCAGGCAAATCTCGCTTGTCGTAGTATTCGTATGTTTCGGCGGTCTCGCCGCTGACAAGTATTCTTTTTTCGATTCCGGCTTTCTTGGCTTCTTCTAGGAAATTTTTTTCCCATTTCTTGATTTCGTATCGGTTGGCGTCATCTCCGTAATGGATTCCGAATCTGTCAATGTCTGCGATTCTCGCGTTCTTGCCTTCGTTCTGGAGATTGCTTACTTTTTCTTTCGCAAAATCGTGGACTTTCAACTTCCAGCATACCGGATCTAGGCAATACGTTTTCGGCTCGTCTTCAAAAAGGTCTTTCTGGCAAGCGCTGCACTTATCGCACTTCAGACAAGCTTCGTGGTTGAATGGAGCCTTGGATATGTCTATATGGTGTTTTTCAAGGATGCTTTTTGCGGCGCTGTCGTTGATTTCGGGGTAGAAGTTGATAGCTTCTTTAAATGCATCATCCGGAAGGTCGGCAAGCTTTGCGGCTGCGCCAAGCTGAACTTTCCCGTTTTTTACTTTTTCCAAAACTTCTTTACCTGCATCGGCAAGCTTTTTACGGACGAGTACCCATCGGATGGTTCTTCCAAACTTTTTTGCAATCTGCTGCACGGTATTCTTCTTGCTAACAAGGTTTTTGACAGCGATGCATTCTTCGTATGGAGCCATGCTGATTCGGCTCACATTCTCGCTCAGAGATATCTCACGGAGCTCCTTGCATTCATTGTCGAGTACGTGGCAAGGAATTTTCTTGATTCCAAGTTTCTTCGCTGCAGCAAACCTTCTGAACCCTGCGACAACGCGGTAGTAGGTTGACATGCTGAAATCTGAAACGACCGTGATTGGATTGATAATGCCGTGAGCTTCGATGCTTGCAACAAGGTCAGAAATGTCGTTGACAGATCTAATGTTGCTGTCTGCTAAGACTTTGTCTATCGCGATGCTTCTGAAACTGTATGAGCGCTCCTTGTCGTCGCTAGGTTTGTCCGGCCTTGCATCCTTGATGCTTGCCGTGTAAGTTTTGACTTTTTCGTTCTTCATTTGGGTGCCTTCTTTGTTGTACTTTGTTTCAAACTTTCTTAACAACATTTCGTTATTGTCAAAAAATTTTTTTCCGGGGAACTTTATGCCGTTACGGCGGCAATAGACCCTGCATGCCTTGATGTTTCTGCCTTTAGGGAGTATCCCTCGAAGCAGAAACGCTATATCTACGTTTGTCCAATAGTCATGCTGCATGTTTCTCCCCGGTATTCGTTGAAACGAATCATGTCAAGCTTGATTGCCGTTATCGACTCGTTGACTAGCGTTGTCCTGATTTTCGAGAGCCAATCGCATGTCTCAGCGACAGTGCAATTGGGTTTGCCTCCGATTTCTACGCGGTCAATGCGGCCGTCGGCCACGAAAACGCTGACGATGTATGTGCCAAAGCTGTTTTCGCCCTTTAGCCTTGTTACTTTGATCTCAGTTTTGCTCATGCCGCCCCCTTGCGCTTCAGCTTTTCGTAGCGCTGCATTAGGGCGTTTCTGGTGCGTTCCGGGAACTGGAGCTGGATCTGTCCGAAGCTCAGCTTCTCGACTTCGTGCAGGTAAACAAGTTTTTTGTCCTTGAAAACGCTCCAGTAGTTTCGCTTGCGGTTACATTCGAGACCTGCCTTGCGGATGATGGCGTAATACGTCTGGTAGCCGCCTAGCAGACCGAGCTTGTCCTTGTACTCGCGGTATATCTGGTAGAGGCTCTTTTCCGGATTGTCCTTGAATACCTCGATGAGCCTGTCGATTTTCTCTTGAGGAATGCGTTCCGGAGTCTTAGCCGTGAAACCCAGCAGCCCGCGAAGCGTATCGACGGCATGCGCTGCCATGCCAATTTTCTTTCCTAGCTCGATTGCCTTCGCCCGGTCACAATCGAGCTTCGTCAAGAAATCCTGCAATTCCTTGACCGTGTACGTGCGATTCCCGCGTTTATTCACCTTCTTACGCATGCGCTCCCCCTAGAACGGCAGATCTAAATCTTCTGCGTCGGCCTGTTGTTGGGCGTAGAATTCAGCCTGGTAGTTGTCGGCGGCGGTGCCGTTCGTGTTTTGCGGTGCCGCGTTCCCGTTGGCCTTGGTCCCGTTTCCGGACTTGGCGGGCTTCGCCATCTTTCGCATTTCGGACACTTTCAGGTATAGTTCATGATGCTGTTCGCCATTTTGGCTGTTGACCCAGTCGTTGTTTTGCAGTTCGCCTTCGATCATGACGCGGTCGCCTTTAGCAAAATTCATTTTGCTCAACGTTGTTGCGATTTTCCCCCATGCGGTGCATTTGATCCACGTGCTGCTTGTCTTCCATTCTTCGCCCTGCTTATAGGGCTTTGATGTGCAGATGTCAAACGTAAATCGCGGCTGATTTTGCCCGCTGAGTATATACTTGGGATTGTCGCCCAAGTTTCCTATGATTTCTACAAAGTTTTTAAACAGACTCATTGGTTTCCCATTCCTTCGGATAGCGTATAGGTTGTGATAACGGGTTGGATTCGTGGAGGAGTCGCGGCGATAATGCCGGGTTTTCGCCGGTGTGAATCCCGTCGTAGTTGAGAGCCAACAGGCGCGTTGCCTTGCGGATGAACTCCTCGCGACCGCCGTGTGCGCACATCTCCTCGTTGCGACGGAGAACATACCAGGCATATTCCTTCTCCCATCCCATCTTGGTACAAAGCATGTGGAGAGCGACTCTGTAATTGCCAGCCTTGGCGATGGCATTGCTCTTGACCCTGTCTATTGGCGTGAACTTCTTTTTCTTGAGCATGGCGACCTCCTAGATCATGCTGCCAGCAACGAGCAGGGTGATGGCGCTTGCGCCTGTGACTGCATCGATGAAAGCCCTTGCGAGAGCCTTGCGCACGTGGCGAGGGACCAACATGCGCTTCGGGTGGTATTCGAGACTGCTGTAATCAAAGCTTTTCATGCGGATTCCCTTTTCTCTTTTACGGTGCGGCAGTACGCGGTACAGTGACCCTTCCAGTTCTCGATGGCAACGCCGTCCTTGTCGCATCCGGGGCGCTCGACATAGTTCATCTCGTACCAGTCGCGGGCATCCTCGACATCGAGGGCGTGGTCTGCGGCAAAGTAGCGGACTTCCTCGGCGTTCTTCGGCGGCTTGGACTTGCGCGGGAAGCACGGTGCGGGAGTGTTATGACATGAATCATTTTGGAGGGGAACAGCCCCCGCACCGGTTTGGCTTTGCCGAGCCTCGGTTTCTTGGTCGTTACCGTCAGTAGTGCCGAGAGCCTGGCACACGGCGTCGTGCCAGTCGATATTAGTGCCGCCTTCGGGGCTGCATGACGGCTGCTGCATACCAGTATTACTATCCCATGTTTTAGACGTGTCGAAGGCCTCAAATTGTTCGGAGATGGTGGTGCGGTCAGGATCCGCGCTTTCGCGTGTGATTTCTCCGTCACTGGTGTCGCCACTCAGTGCATCTCCGTTTTTTAAATGGCTGTCCGGTTCGGGGCCGATGCCGGACGCATCGTTAGCGGTATTGTCGTCCCCTTGTTCGCGCTTATCGGTGGGCGTTGCCGAGCCAGAATTTCTTTTATTGCGGGCCTTGGCGTTTCCGCCTTTACGACCTGCTTTTGACTTCTTCTCGTATTTATCTGCAGATTCTTCGAGCAGTGTTTTAACAAAATCGTTAGATGTATCAGTGTTGCAAAAAAGCAAATCTTCTGCAAACTTTTTAATCCAGGAGCCAAGAGCTTCGGCATCGTCGCCAAAGCTATGCACAATGCGGGCGAAGTCTAGAATAGGCAACGCTACCCATTGCGGCATCCATGTTTCATTGCTTTTTCCCATCGATGACTTCGCTTATTGATTTTTTGCAATTACAACGCGGTTGTATTCATTTTTGATGGCGATGCTGATTGCTTCGCCTTGCTTTACCGACACTCCTAACATTTCCGAGTAGGCTTTTTTGAGTGGTCCTATCATCGGCTCTGTTTCTCGAAGAATTGGCTTTGTGATGAATCTCTTGTCCATTTTAACCTTGCTTTCGTAAATGTTTTGCGATTGTCGCTTTTATGTTACGAATATACGCAAATAAAATGCGATTGTCAAGAGTTTTTCGCAAAATAAGTGCGAAATAATTTTAAAACTATGTTTACTTTTCTAAATTTTGTGAATATGGTGGATATAGACTCTTTTTTGGAGCGTACGAATAGGAGTAAGGCTGGCCTTTTAAGGGAGTTAGGATTGGATCCTAAGTCTAGCCTTATATCTGCGTATGAAAAGGGTCGTTCGAATCCATCTTATGATGTTTGTGCAAAACTGATAGAACTTGGAGCGACCGCTCAAGAACTCTTCGGCGAAGAGCTCGGCACCAAGCTCGTCCAAAACTCCTCCGCCACCCCTCCTGCAGAACTTGCCAACGACCCCGCCTTCCAGAAGGGCCTCCAACAATCTATCGACGCCAAGGTCTCCGCAGCTGTCAAGGCTGAACTTGCCGCACTCAAGTCCAAGGGGATGCTGTGAAAGAGTACTCAAAGGATTGGTTTAAGCAAATAGTCAGGACTGCGGATGAACTTGGCAAGGTTAATTCTGCGCTGACGTTGCATTTGCTGCTTAACGACCTGCGGAACTACATCGACTATTTGGACAAAATTGAACGTCGTCGTGGCCTCCCGTCAAGACCCAGATTCTCTAGGTGAAAATCGGTTTTTAAGTAAAACGCAAATTTAAAAGGAGAAAATATGGAGAATACAAAATTCGTTGTAAAGGCTTCTGGTGATAGTGGCCGCGATTACGATGTAAATGTAGAGATAAAAGATTCTGTGTTGTACATTCTTTGTGGCTGCCCTGCTGGATTATCTTCAACCAGATGCAAACATGCAATGGCTATCGCGAATGGCGATTTTTCCAGAATAAAAGATGAAAGTGATCGCGCGAAGCTTTCTGCTCTTTGGGGTTCATTGAAACTTGTGCCCAAAGATGGTGAGCTGTTAAAAGAATTGAATGAAATTGAAAAACGCGAGAAGGAATTGAAAGAGCAAAAAAAGAATGTGAAAAAGGGTCTTGACAGATTGTTCTTTCAAGGGATACCGATAGGATAGAGATTCTATAAAAAATGTTTTTTTTTAGTCTTAAAAAGCCTGGATGTGTAAGATCCGGGCTTTTTCATTTTTATCTAACGAACATTTCTTTTATTAGTTCAACGGCTTCTTCGGCGGTCAGGTCCTTGCCAAAAACTCTCAACAGTATTCCGTAGATGTAGCCGATTGCCTGCGTCGCCGTTGTCTTCATTTTTTGATTTCTCCTATCTTTCCAATAGGAAAATATAGAACATCTTTCCCTAAAATACAATTTTTTCTTGTAAAAATTTTTATTTTTACAAACTTTTCTATTATAATTTCCTATATTATTAGTATGATAGGATTGAATATTAAGGAATTTTTAGCTCGTGAGGGCAAAAGACTTGGCTTACGAAATCAGGAAGATCTCGCCGAAAAACTTGGCGTGTCTGACCAGACTGTTTCCAATTGGGCAAAAGGTAAAACATTCCCGACGCATCAGATGGAACAGCAGCTTCTCGAAATGGGAATGACCGTTGAGGAGCTTTTCGGAAAGGCTTACCTTTCAAGCGTCAGAGAATCGCACGATGCGCTAGCGAAGAATCTGGCAACGGTTTTTTTAAATGCTTTAGACAAAAATAAACGATAGGAGAAAATCTATGATGGACCACCAGGAATTTTCTGCAGTGTTGGACAAGGGGATGGAAATCGCTGCGGAACACTTTGCCGAGAACGAACTTTACATTTGCAAGGGGCGTAGACTTGAATTTGAAAGCTTTTCGTCGTCGCTGAACGTGAGTATCAATCTCGCACGAAGAGAAATGGATCGTACCCACGATGCTGAAGGGACGCTTAACACGCTTCTTACGTCGCTTGAACTACTTAAAAGTGAGTACGATAAAAAACTTGCGGATCTTGCGCCACTCATGGGTAAAACTCTCGTCAAATCGAGGTCTAAAGAGCCTGTTATGGAGATGCGTCCAAAAGAATTGTGTCAGGAGCAGGAAAACGTTCAGAAAGCGATAGTGAACGAGTCTGACCAGATGCAGGAAGCGGTGTAAAATGTCACCTATAGAGCGACCTCTTTTCTGTATTGTCGCGGACCGTGATCATGCGGCTCTTGCAAAACCTGACCTGAATACTTACACGCCGAAGGGGCTTGCGGACAAGGAAGGCGTCAAGCCAAAGACTGTATATAACTGGCTGCATGAGGGCTTGCCCGCCATGCGGCAAGGCAAACGCGGGCCGTTTAAGATTCACTACCAGGACTATGTAAACTGGATGATAGAGTGCGCCCGTGACCCGGATACAAAGGTGAACCCGCCCGCGTGGGCGTACTGGTGCGTCCGTGCAAAGTTCTGAATGCCGAACTTTACCAAGGTTTACCCAAGTTTTCCCAAAACTCAAAAAATCGTCCCATGGCATCTACTTTTCGATTAGCCCCGCCGGGTGGCGGGGCTTAACCTTTGAAAAGGAGAAAAGTATGGCTACTTGGAACGAAAACGAAAACAAGTATGCAAGCTCCGGCGTGGGTACTGCCGGGCTTACTCTCGGCGTAATCGGTACGACTCTTGCGTCCGGCATCCTCAACGGCAATGGCCTTGGCGGCCTTTTCGGCAATCAGAACCCGGCTACAAATCCGGTCTATCAGTTGTCTCAGAAGGACAACGAAATCGCCTTGCTGAAGGCCCAGCAGTACAGCGACAACAAGACGTTCGCCATTGCCGAAAGAGTTGCGAACCTTGAAACGAAGGTCGTGAGCATCGAGACTGCTGCACCGCTCCGCGACAAGATCCTTAGCGACAGCATCCTCAACTTGCAGGCTACGCTCTCCCGCATCGCTGTGCCGATGGTGCCTAACTACGCGCTCGCTCCGGGGTACGGTCCTGCAATGGTCGCCCCGATGCCGCCTCCGTTTCCGCCCGCAGTCGCCCCGACCGTCAACGGCGGCACCACGGCAACTCCAACCAGCAACAGCGCTGCTGCTTAAGGAGGTTGTGAAGGATGGTCCCGATGAAAACAGCGATGGAAGGCGTGCTATCGTTCGCCGCAAACGACGTTTTGCCAAACATGCCTAACGGACTGAAAAAGTTCGCGGCCTACATGGCTCTCGGCGCTCTCAAGACAAATCCTGAACCGGCTGTGACGCCTTACATTCCGTTTCTCAAGATGTCCGGGGTTGTGTCCGAAGATGGATCTACTGTTGACGAACAGAAACTGGCTGTGGCATTTTCGGACGCGTTTGCGAATATGCCTGCCGTCGATTTTCTCGGCTTCACCTTCACTTCCGAAGACGCAAACAAGCTGATTAACCGGATCTCCAAAGGAGCCTAACAATGGATAATGAAATGATTTCGTTCTTCCACAACGCCTTCTGCAACCGTCTCCGCACCATCAAGAGCGAGATGGAAGCTCATGGCGGTACGTTCAAGGACTGCTCTATGGTCAAGGACGTTTCCCACTGCATTCGCGGCATAAAGAATATCAAAAGGATCAAGGTCTTGGATGGCGATGCCGCCACCACGGCCACGGTCGCAAAGTAGTGTTCTTTGGCCAAAAGTCCCGTCCAACCTGGACGGGATGTTTTTTTTTTGCTTAGTTCGTCGCATGTAGAGACGAAAAAAAACAGTCTTTTAAATACTGGCTTTTTTCATGCTAAAATATCACCGTTCTTAACAAAGGATTTACGCGCTGCAACCGTGCTGCAAGAATAGCTCTACGTTGTCGTATCTGTTCATTATTTCAATCTTTTCGTCAACTGTAGGATTTTCTTGATTGGGATTTATTCGATATTCGTGACAAGAAAAGTGATTCATATTGTATGGGTCGTCTTGATTTGCAACGCGGATTGTTATTAATTCCATCGTTGCTTCCGCATTTATTAGTACTGATTGCTGTTTACCTGGAAATCTTTCGTCTTTTGGAATGCGTTCATCAACGAATTCTTTGACGAGATTGTTGAAAAGTTTTTTGGTTAAGTGATTATCGACTAAACTGGCTCTTTGTCTAAGAGTTTCTTTAAAAGAACACATGCGAATAACAACGCCAGGGTCGACTATTTTGATGTTTATCTTGTCGTTAAAAAAAGATATGTTACTCATGTTGATCTCCGTTGTATTCGTCTATCAGCCAGCGGATAAAGGTGGATGCATTTCCGGCGGTGGAAATGTCCACACCGTTCGCAATCGCCTTTTTCTGAGCCGCTTCGAGAGCATTGCGGTCGATGTACATGCTAACGCGGTCGAGCGGCTTATCTCGCAAAATTGGTCTTGACATTATTCCTCCTCGACCTTCTTCACATCGGCCTTGAATTCTTCGATTTTGTCGCACCATTTAACTTTTCCGAAAAGCCAATAGTTCGTATTATCGTCGAAGACTTGGCGTTCTGCACTGCTGTCGAGCAGGTAGAAGCATTCGTCGCCGCTGTTGCAGATAATGTAATCGCCAGCCGTAGCGTCTTCAAAGTTGTGGTCGAAGATTCTGTGAGCTAGTCTGCGGTCGCGCTGTTCGCGAGACTCGTAGTTGTCTTCGTTCGCGCTGTCGTGGGTCACGGCTTCGTACCATTCGTCGTAGTTTTCGCCATCGCGTTCACAATCTTCACGCGCCTGGTCACTGTTAGCGTAATCGTTGTACGATTCGCCATCGAAGATACCCTTGTTGTCTTCTTCGTTGTGCGTAAATTCGGAAAATTCAACCTTGTCTTCGCGAGAGCCGATGTGCGTCGTGATTTTCCATGTGCCGTATGGCTTATATGCTACAGCCATGTTCATTGCGAGTTCTGCGATGATGTCTTCTTTGGTGTACTTTTTCATGGTGGCTACTCCTTGTTTTGATTTTTTTTAATTCGAGGTCTGCCGAGTCGCGACTCCCGGCAAGCGCTTTAGACCTTTATGCGTTGAAGTCGCTGTAATATGCCTTGATAGCGTCGTATGCTTCGGCGCAATAATCATCGGCGTTTTCATCGCCGTGAGCGTCTTCCGCTATCTTCATGTCACGGAGAGCACACGCGATAGCTTCGTGTTGCTTGTCCGTCATGTTGTCGTAATTCTCGATGTTGCAGCCGTTGGCTTCGTAAGCGATAACTGCATCAATGAATTTTTCTTCGGTGTACTTAATCATTTTTTTTACCTCTTGTTTGTTGTTTACATACATAATATACATACATAACGCTTAGAAAGCAACGACTTTCGTAAAATTATTTGTAAAAAATTGTTTATATTCGGCCAATACTAAAGCACAGCTTTAGCACTGCTACGTTTTTGCTAGTAGCAAAATTCTAGCACTGCTACGTTTTTGCTAGTAGCAATATACACTCACACTCACATATACACTCACATTCACAGACACAATCACATGTGTATACATCCCTCATACTCACTCAACTATGGCATTCGCGCGCGCGTGCGCGAGGGCTATTCTTCAGCTCAAAATAAGTCGATTCATTGTGGTAACAGGTGCTATTGCGGTTCTCGGTCGCGGGTGCCCATCCTTTGGCCACCGCCTTGGTTGCGCACACTCTGCCGATCCTGATGGCATATAATGACTCTGTAGGCGCGTTCTGGGCTGTTTTCGTCATGGATGACATTCTCGTAAGCAAACAAAGAGAAACGGACTCGTAGGCCCTGCCGTGTGCAACCTGCGGGCCATGTTGGGTCGTGGCGCGTGGCGGCGGGTAGGATGGTTAAAATGCAAGTTAACCAGTTAATTTGCCGTGTCGTCACACCGGCGTGCGGGTGGGTTAATGGCGGTTTTGACCCTCGTTTTCTGCCTTGTTGTAGGCCTTAAAAGTGTTAAGTGTATCAATTGTGTTGGATTGGTTGTTAATCGCGCATTTCAGCGTTGCTTCGTTAGTATTCCGATCGGTGTTTTGACATGCCTGAGGGGCCGTCGGATAGTCCAAAGTTAAGCGGTTAAATTCAAGGTTAAGCCGTTAAGGACCCCGCCCCCGCCCAGTAGGCCCCCCGTCAAAAAGGGTTGCTAGACCCCACCCCACCCAAATGGGGTGAGTCCGACGCGATTTCGATTGCAAATTTTTGGGATTTTCGGGTGGGTTAACGCTTCTTTGGGTTTACGCTTTTTTTGTGTTGTTCCCTATTTTAACTTTTTTCGTGTTCCGTTCGTTAATCTCTGTTAAGAGGTTAACGAATGGACTACTTACGCCACCAACATTCTTATTCGGATGATGAACTTGTCACTGGTGCGGAGATTGCCGATATTATTGGCGTTTCTGGTGCTGCCGTGTCGAAAAAGACGGCCAAGGGCAAGCTTGATACGTTCCGGAACAGCCGTGGCGAAAAAAGATACCACAAAATCTTATCTGTTCAGCAATGGTCGCTATCGAAAGATCGTTCCAAGGTGACTACACCGACTCGCGGTCAGATGGCTGCCGGTTACGACAATTTGGATGCTCAGGCGATGGCACATGTGTACGGTAGCGAAAATCCACAGGCTCCGAAGCCTGTTTCCGCTCCGGTTCAAGGCTTGGATCTAGGTGCGGTTGTCCAGGAAAGACAGGAGCTTGAAGTATCGAAAGCTGAAAAGGCGTATCATGACGCGCGATGGTCGAAACTGCGTGCCGATGAAGCCGAAGGCCGACTTGTCGATAAACAGACTGTTTACATCAAGGCTTACCAGATGGGAGCCTTGATCCAGGAAAAAGTCATGAACATGTATGTTCAGTTGGCTCCTAAAATTTGCGGAATGATTCAGGAAGAGCTTTCTAAGGCTAATATCGAAGCTGAAAAACTGCGTGTCGCCATGAAGGATTCAAACCATGAGATTGGCGAACTCATCCGCAAGGAATCGATTAATGTGCTCAAGGACCTGAGCGAACGCACTGCGGAGAACTTTTTCGATTGATGGCCGAAGAATTGACAGAACCTACTGCAGTGATGCGGAAGGCTGAAAAAACGTTGCCGTACACGGACAACGTGAATTTCTGTCTTGCTGGTCTTATCCAGGGACTTACTCCGCCAAAAGACCTGACTATCAGCCAATGGGCTGCTGAAAATCGTATTTTGGCGGGCGAGGCTTCGGCATCAAAAGGAAAGTGGACGAACGACCGCACTCCTTATCTCGTCGAAATCATGGATGCGCTAAGCCCGCAAAGCCCGTGCAGCGATGTCGCGTTCATGAAGGGGTCGCAGATTGGCGGAACGGAATGCATGATCAACGCGGCGTTGTACTACATGCTACAAAGCCCGTGTCCGATTGGTCTTTACCAGATGACGGACGATGCCGCCGCCGATTTCGAGCGCCAAAGACTCGCGCCGACTTTTGCCGCCATGAAAATGGACAAGTATTTTACCAACGACACGGCGGGATGCAAGGAATATCCGGGTGGCATTTTCTTCTTGGGGTCCGGCGGATCTGCCTCTCAGCTTCGCTCGAAGCCTCTGCAGGTGGTTTTGTGCGACGAAATTTCTGGTTGGCCTCTCGACTGCAATGGCGAAGGCGACCCGTGCGACCTCGTGAAGCGTCGAACAACGAACTTTCCGCGTAGAAAAAGGTTTTGGAACTCGACTCCGACCATCAAGGGAAAATGTCGAATCACGAAAAAATTCGAGACTGGCGACCAACGATACTACAACGTGCCATGCCCGCATTGTGGCGAATTGCATGTGTGGGAATTCAAGAACCTAGTATGGGATAAGGATTCCAAAGGAAATCACTTGCCGTGGACCGTGCGGATGAAGTGTCCGCATTGCGGTGCTGAATACCAGGAGTGGCGAAAGACTGAGCTGTTGGCTCAAGGACAATGGGTGCCGACGAATCCGAACGGAGCCTATCCTAGCTATCATCTGAGCGCGTTCTATAGTCCGCTTGGCTGGTACTCGTGGGAAGAGGCTATCACGGAATTTTTGGAGGCGAAAGACGACCCACAAAAGCTGAAAGTGTGGACAAACAACGTCGAAGGTCGTGCGTGGGATGAAGAGAACCAGGCCCGGCACGATTCTTCGGAGCTGTTGTTACGCCGCGAAGAGTATGGATGTGAAGTTCCGGATGGCGTTGTTGTATTGACGGCGGGAATCGATACTCAGGATGACCGATTGGAGTGCGAAATTGTAGGATGGGGCCGTGGGCTCGAAACGTGGAGTATAAACTACTGGATCATTCCTGGCGATCCCGACCGTCAAGAAGTGTGGGATACACTCGACGAAATCATTATGAATTCGAGCTACACAAAGTCTGATGGAACTTCTCTGTATGTTGCCGCCGGACTTGTAGACTCTGGCGGTCATAAGACATCGTCGGTTTACAAGTATTGCGCTAAAAGAGAATGGAGACGCATTTTTGCAAGCATCGGTGCTCGTGGTCCAAACAAGCCGGTTATAAGTCGCCCCGGCTCGACGAAAAAGTCTTTAGCGGAGAACGCGAAGCTGATTACAGTCGGTACTGATACCGTGAAAGACTGGCTTTTCAACGTGCTTGAGTACCATGTTGCGGGACCGGGCTATTGCCATTTCCCTATGAAGAGCGTCTATGACGACGAGCATTTCAAGCAGCTTGCCGAATCTGAAGTGAAGAAAACGCACATGAGTCGCGGGTTCTTGACTTATTCTTATGAAAAAGTTAGAGATAGAAACGAGGCTCTTGACTGCCGTGTGTATGCGCGTGCCGCGTTGAACTTGGTCGGTGTTGATGTAGACAAAATGGCGAACGCTGGTGTTTGCTATACGAGGAATCCGGCGAAGAGGGCCCAACGTTTTGGAACAAGAGTTTTGAATGGAGGAGTAAAGCTATGAGTACAATTACTTGCTCTCTGAAGGATTTGGCGAAAGTTCTGGAGAAAGAAATCCGGAACGAGGTGAAACAGACGGAGTTTGCCGCGATGAAGGCTGTAAACGAGGTCGCTTTCAAAGCGAGAAACGACCTCATGCGCGAATATCCGAAGTCGTTCACGGTCCGAAACAAGAGCTTGCCGAAAGCGGTTTCCGTTAAAAAGGCTACCAAGGAAAAACTTGAGGCGGAAGTGTCGTTTCCGAAAGACTGGATGTACTTGAATACGGTCGGCGGTGAAAAGAAGCCCGAAAACAGCAGGAGCCTTGCTTTTGCTGGAAGCGAAATCGATAATGGCGGGAGGCTGTCTTCCGGAAAAATCAAGCAGTCGCAAAAACCGGGCCAATTGCTGAAATATGCCGATGCTCACCCTAACCGAACAAAAGGTGGCAAAGGCGGAAAAAAGCCGCGTGCGTTCAAGACTGTAGGCAAACATGGCTATCAGGTCATCGGAATTCGAGAAAATTCAGAAAGCCGTGATGTAAAATGGCTGTATTCCTTACAGGATAAGGCCGAAATTGAAAAGAAATGGGATTTTGAGGGAATTGTCAAGACTACTGCCGAAAAGGAGCTCCCGAAGGAATTCGAAAAGCAGTTCAATAAGGCTATGGAAACTGCGAAATAGCCGCTGTTCGACATGTGTCTTTTTTGATGTTTTGCTCTTGCTTTTAGCCTATTTTGTATTTCGTGGCGAAATATTCTGTAGCACTTTGTCGGGAAATGGTTGCCGCTGCGAAAGCGGCGCTTGTTAAGGCTATGGAGGCCGAAAGCTACTCGATTGGCGGTCGTTCTCTAAACCGTGCCCGCGTTGCAGATTGTCAAAAAGAGCTTGACTTGTGGCTAAATCGCCTTGACGCTGCCGAAAACGGTACGTCTTCAAACGGAAAACCGAGAACACGGAGCATTATAGCACATGTCTAACATGTTTGCATTCGGCCAGAAAGGACTTGCATGGAAGGGAGCTTCGGAAGTAACTGAAGCTTTGAAGACTTTCTTTGTGTCTCGTGGTTCGGCTGACCGTGATATTTCGGTTGATAGACAGACTATCGCATTACGAGCCCGCAGTCTTTATCAGAACTCCGCTTTTTCCGGCGCTCTGATAAATACTCTCGATATCAACGTTGTCGGAACAGGCTTGAAACTCCGTCCGATTGTACCGCAGGAACTTCTCGGCATCGACCGTAAGGAAGCGCACGCGTGGGAAAAGAAGGCGCAGTCGCTTTTTGAACTTTGGGCGTCGTCGAAGAAATGCGATACAGAGAAGAAGGCTGATTTTCACGAAATCCAGTCTCTTGCTTTGAAAACGCAACTGATTACAGGAGATGCGTTCGTTCTCACGAAATACGACTACAGCGCGAACCCGTTCGGACTTTGCTTGAAGCTGTTGGAAGCTGACCGCTGTCAGAATCCGTTTGGAATGATGGATAGCCAGCGTCTTGCTCAAGGTGTAGAAGTGGATAACGACGGTGCCGCCGTCGCGTACCATTTTACGACGGTGCCGCCGTACAACATCGACAACTATTTCGAATCTATCGAAACAGTGAGGGTTCCAGCGTTTGACTCGTTCGGATATCCGAACGTTATCCACTGCTTCACCGCTGACCGCACGGACCAACGTCGAGGAATTTCGGCACTTGCCCCGATAATTAGCCAGGTGAAACAGCAAGAACGTTATCAGGATGCGGAGCTTATTGCCGCTGTCGTAAGTGCTTTGTTTACCGTATTCCTCGAAAGCAACAATTCGGATGAAGCGCCTGAAATGGATAGCAACGTTCCCGATGACGAAAAGGTCAGCGGAATGACCGGCCCGAAGGCACCTGTCGAAATGATACCTGGCGGAATTGTTGAACTGCCTTATGGATACAAGGTTTCGCTAGCTAATCCGTCTCGACCGAACGTGAACTACAAGCCTTTTGTTGACTCTATTTTCTGTGAAGCTGCCGCACGAGTTGGCGTGAGCTATGAAGTTGTGCTAAAGCAGTTTAGTACGAACTATAACGCTGTCCGTGCCGCAATATTGGAATCGAAGAAGACTTTCAACCGCATCAAGAAAAACTTTGTTTCGGATTTTTGCCAGCCGATTTACGAAAAGTGGCTGTATCAGGCAGTGCTTACTGGAATTATTGAGGTTCCGGGATTTTTGCAGGATGCTTTGAAGCGCTCTATGTGGAGTCGTTGCGCTTGGATTGGCGATTCCGCCTTCTTGCTTGATCCACTTAAGGAAACTCAGGCTATCAAGATGCAGGTCGATGAACAGTTTATGAGTCGCAATGCCGCCGTCACGGCCGTTACTGGCGGTGCTTATGAACGTGTCATGGATGAACTCGCCGAAGAGAAGGAAGGCCGCGAACAGCGCGGTTTGCCTGAGCCTGGTGCTGTCAACAAGACTGAAAGTGTGAGCTTGGCGACTGTCGAAGATGGCGATGAAAAGAAAAATGAGGACGAATGATGAACAAGAAAGTTTTTGCGAATAAGATTCTTTCGGCTCGCCTTGCTATCCGCAAGGAAGATGCCGATGTGCTTGCTTCTAGCGATTATTCTTATCGATTCGACAAGGAACGCGGTAAATGGAGCCTAAAAGACGAAAACAACGAGTCCTCGCAAGAAAACGATATCGTCATGAAGGGCGATATCGCAGTTATCAAAGTTGACGGGCCTCTTTCTTATCGCTCTTGTCTTGAATCTATATGGTGGGAAGAAGATACCTACGATTCTATCGAACGCGCTTTCAAGAAATGCCTTGCCGATGACAAGGTTAAGGGGATTGTTTTCGATATTAATTCTCCGGGTGGCGAAGCAAATGGATGCGCTGACCTTTCGGACAAGATTTTCAACGCTAGGGGATCTAAGCCTTACGGTATTGTCGCCCGTACCGGCGGAATGATGTGCAGCGCGGCTTATTGGCTTGGTTCTAGTTGCGAAAAAGTTTATACGGCCAGCAATGGTACTCTTGGTTCCATTGGTGTGTTGTGCGCTTTTACAAAAATCAAGGAATCTATTCTTGAAACGACTGTAATCACGTCTGACTTGAGTCCTGACAAGAGCCCGGACCCTAACGACCCGGAAGGTCTTGCTCTGATTAAGAAAGAACTAAACGACTTGGCAGAAGTCTTTATCCAGAATGTAGCGAGAAATCGTGGAACTACGGCCGAAGACGTGAAGATGAATTTTGGCAAGGGTGGTGTTTTCATTGGAGAAAATGCCGTTGCCGCAAAGCTTGCAGATGGCGTTATGTCTCTTGACGATCTCTGCGATAAAATGAAACAAGGGGCGTCATTTAATGGAGGTGCCTGCATGGCTACTAACGTTAAGGTTGCGGAAGCCAAGAGCGAAACCGCCGATATGGAAGCCGTCAAGGCTCAAGCCGTCGCTGAATACAAACAGCGTGTCGCTTCCATTAATGGCGTGTTCGAAGGTCTTGACGTATCCGCGGAAGAAAAGAACAAATTCATTGAAGACGATTCGAAGACTGTTGCCGATGCGACTGAATTCGCTCTTGCTCAGGCCAAGGAATCTATCAAGAAGCTCTCTGCCGAACGAGATGAACTCAAGGCAAAGGTTGATGCTGCACCTGCTGCAGACGCAAACCTTACCGACGAACAGAGACTCGCCATCAAGAAAGGCCTTGAGGCAGAAACTTCTGTTGTAGGCAAGATTCAGGGTGGTGCCATGTCCGGTGCCGATGCTGAGGATGCTGAAACGAAGGCGATTCGCGCGGCGTTCAAAAAAGGCTTTGGAAAAGTTTAACAAGGAACAAAGGGGTACAACATGTACGCAAAAGAAGAAACCAATTACGATGATCTGGTGGCCGGTCATTTTCCGGTAATTACTGGCCCGGTAACGGTCTATGAAGGTTCCCTCAAGAAGGGTACCGTCGTCACGACTCGTGGTGTCGCTGCTGCCGATGCTAAGGCGAAAAAGTCTATCACCTTTACTGGTGCAACTCCGGTTGCTACAAAGAAAGTTGCCGTGACTATCGGTGGCGTGAAATTTGAATACACAATTGCCAACAGTGATACTGTTACGGACATTGCAGCCGGTCTCAAGGCTCTCATTAACAACGCTTCTACCGGTTCCGCTCTTGTCGCTGCTGATAACACCAGCGGAAAGCTTGAACTCGAAGCCAAGGAAAAGGGTTCTGCTGGCAACTACATCGAAATTATTGCCGCTCCTGGTGCCGATTCTGGTGTTACCGCTGGTGACGTGACCGTTGAAACTGTTGGTCAGCTTACCGGTGATGAACTTGTACAGATCGTGGATGCCGAAAGCGGCACTGCCGCATACCAGGAACCCGCTGCAGTGCTTCTCGAAGACTGCGAAGCCGGTGGCTCTTGTGCTGCCGCTTTCACGGGTGAATTCAACGCTGCCGCCTTGATTTTCAAGGAAGGCCAGTCCATCAACAATTTCAAAGTCAAGCTCCGCAAGATTGGCATCTTTGCCAAGGATTGCGTCTAAGGAGGTAAAAAATGGCTACTGTTGACGTAACCGATGCCAAGGAACTGACCCTTGCCATTAACAACAGCCTTGAACCGAACCGTTTTTTGGCTTCGTTCTTCAAGACACTGACCCACAACACCAAGGACGTGATGATCGACTTCGTGGAAGGTTCCCAGAAGCTCGCCCCGTTCATCCGCGACGGTCAGGAATCGACCACCACGAACCGCGATGGTTTCAGCACTCGCAGCGTTCACTGCTACGACATCTCGCTCAAGCGTCGTACGACTGCCTTTGATGCTCTCAAGCGTGCTCCGGGTGAAGTTCCCGTCGCTGTTTCTGCGATGAGTCCTAACGAACGTGCTGCCATGCTTGCAGCCCGTGATATGGCTGAATTGCAGGGCCGTATCCGTCGATCCGTCGAAAAGCTCATTTCCGACGAAATGTTCACCGGCATTGCCGCCATCAAAGATGCTGCTGGAAAGACTATCGACAGCATCGACCTCGGTCTTGATGCATCTCACAAGCTCACCAAGACTTGGGGTTCCGACTACAAGAAAATCGGCTCTGATCTTGAAGATGCAGCAACTGTAATCGCCAAAAATGCGGGTCTTACCGCAACGGATGTGATTTTTGGATCTGGTTCTTCTAAAAAAGTGTTCGAAAATGATCACTTTATGAAACAGCTTGACACCAGAAATCTTGCTCAGGTCGCTGCAACGCTTGACTTCCGTGTAAACCGTGGAGCACGTCTTGTTGGTATGTATGGTGGTCTTCGTCTTTGGCGTTACGATGAGATTTACCAGGATGCCTCAGGTGAAAAAAAGAGCATCATTCCTGAAAACGGTGTGGTAGTTCTTTCTGACCAACTCCAGGCAACTCTGCACTATGGTGTCGCTGGTGACATCGAGAACGGCTTCTTCGAAGGCGAATTTGCCGCTTCTACCTGGTATGAAAAGGATCCGCCGGTGCAGTGGCTCCGCGTCCGCTCCGCACCTCTCCCGGTCATCGAACAGATTGCCGGTATCGCAACTATCACGGTTTCGTAAGGTTGTGTAATGTCTTTCAAAGATGACCTCATGAATGACCTCGACAATTCGTTCTTTAACGAGAATGAATTTGGAGAAGTTGTTACCTTGACGCGTGGCGGCGTTAGCCGTCAGCTCAAGGGGCTTTTTGATTCGCCTGAGGTTGTCAATGAAAACGTCGGTGAAGTATCTGCGATTGCTCATGCGCCTCGCCTTTTTGTTCGAATTTCGGATTTGCCTGATTCGAAACCTCGCAAGAATGACGTATTTACGCTGGGCATTACGCCGTTTCATCCAGCGATGAAACTTTCTGCTATTGATTTTGTGAGTGAAAAAGACGGAGTTGTCGTTTACCGTCTGGAGGAATGCAAATGAGCGTGACTTCGAGAACTTTGAACTGCATCAAGGCTTTTCGTCACGCCGTTGTCGATACCCTCAAGACTGCGAATCTTTCCGGGATTGGCCAGAACGTTTCCGCATCGCGCGAAATGAAGGCTTGGCCCGAAGAGGAGTCTTTCATCATCGTCAATGTGCCTAATATTAACTTTGATGACAAGAGCACGACCCCCCGTTTTTATTACGCGAAATCTGAACTATACATCGATATCTATGCGCGTAGTTTTTTGGAATACGAGCAGAATATTGAAGGTGTGGAGTCGATTTCTGACTTGAATGATTTTCTCGACGATACCATGCATGCCGTTGCTGCCGTTGTAGAACCTTGTCCGTTTTGGATCGGTCCTTATAATGGGCTAGTCAGCAAATGCGTGCTCCGTTCGTATTCAAATAATTTGTCCGATCGTTCTGAAACTTCGAGAGGCCATGCAAGGATAACTTTCGAGGTGTCGTTTACTGCAAAAATCGACAAGACTGCCGCGACAAAAGACTTTGTACGTGCGAATAATGAACTCAAGACTGGTAATCAGTCGATGGACTTTACGACAGTGCTTAGACCTGATTTCCAGGCCGAAGCCGAAACAGCGGATGATTCCGCAGGGAATTAGAAATGAGCATTACTTACGACCAAATTCCTGCCAATAACAAGTTTCCGATTTTTGCGACGGAATTCGGCGGCGGCATGTCTGCCAAGTCCGGCGCAATGCCTTGGAAAAACTTGATCATTGGCCAGCCGCTCAGCTCGAAGATGAGCGAGAACGGCACTCTTACCCTTATTACAAGCGATGAACAGGCTGATGCCTTGTTTGGTGCCGGTTCTCAGCTTGCTTTGATGATCAAGGCGTTCCGCAAGAATACCAAGTCCAGTGAACTTTGGGCGCTCCCGATTGCGGACGATTCTACTTCGGATGCCGCTACAGGTACATTGACTTTCACGGTTGCCGGTTCTGGCAGCCCTGCAACGCTTGCGGTCGGCGGGACTATCCGCTTGATGATTGTCGGTCAGGCTTGCCCGGTAAATGTGTCTGCCGGTGACTCCGCTACTGGCGTGGCTACGAAGGTTGCTGCGGCCATCAATGCGAAGACGAATTTGCCTGTAACGGCATCCTCTTCCAGCGAAGTTGTCACTTTGACTGCAAAAAACAAGGGTGCAAACGGTAACGGCCTCGACGTGCGCTGGAATCACAACCAGGGCGAAACGCTTCCGGACGGTTTGAGTGTTGCGCTTGTCGCCATGGCGAACGGCGGTGCTGACCCGCAATTCGATGACGCTCATGTCAAGGAAACTTGCTCTGGTAACTGGTTTAATTTGGTCGTTATCGGTTCCGCAGAAGCTGACAATATCAACTACATCAAGGAAATGCTTGATGAACGCTGGACAGCAATTGTTCAGCAGACTGGCGTGATGTGCTTCAGCTTGAACGGGGGGTCTGAAAGCGATTACACGACTAAGGGTAACGCGCTGAACTCCCAAGAAATCGTTCTTGCTGCATTGCCGAAGTCCCCGACATCCGGTGCCGAAAAGGCTTCCGCTTTGTTCGGCTGTGTCGCTCCGAAGGCTATCAATGACCCGGCCGCACCGCTACACAATTATGCCGTTGCTGGTGTTGTTGCTCCGCGTCGTGAAGACCGTGAAGACTACGATGGCAATGGCCGTTTGCTCGATGCCGGTTGCGCTCCGATGGTCGCTGCCGAAGATGGTACTGTGTACACGAGCCGTATCGTCACGACCTACAAGAAAAACGCCCAGAATGTTCCGGATGAATCCTACATGCAGCTCGAAACTGTGCTCACGCTCAGCTACTTGCGTTGGGATTGGAATAATTACTTGGCGTCCAAGTATGCCCATGCAAAGCTTGCTCCGGATGGATCTCAGTTCGGCGAAGGCCAGCTTGTAATGACTCCGTCTCTCGGCAAGGCTGAAATCGTGAGCCGTTACAAAATTTGGGAAAAGATGGGGCTTGTTTACGACAGCGCAGGTTTCGAAGAAAACGTCATTGTTGAACTTGACCCGAACAACCAATACGCGATGAACTTCTTTATTCCGGCTCATCTGATTAAGCAGTTCTTCATTTCCAAGTCTAAAATCGTTCACGACTAAGGAGGATTGAATATGAATGAAATCGATGTTGTCGGTGGCGAATATGAATTCAAGGTCAATGGCTTTCAGTATAACCTGAAAGGCCATCCTGAAATCGAATACGGAGGTAAGCACTATGAACCGATTATCGGACCTGGCGGTGTGCATATCGGCGACAAGTGCGTCGGCGAAAGCGCCAGCAAAATCTCCGTGACTCTCGTCGATACGAGCAATCTTGATATCGTTGACCTTCAGCAGACTCGAAAAGCTACCGTTACGCTTAAGAAGCCTAACGGCAAGACTTTTGTCCTTGAGAATGCGTGCTGCAGTGCTGTGATTACGGAATCGTGCGAAGAAGGCGAAGTAAAGGTGGAATTCTCCGCTGGACCGGCCCACGACCAGAAGTCTTAACTTATCCGCGTGGTTTACGCGTTCCGCGTGTCTTGGGTACGGATTTTGGCAATCTTGAATGGGCGTCAATTTCCGGCGGGGATCGAAGCCCTGACGCGGCTTATTTTGAACAATCCATAAAAGGAGTAAAAATATGGACTATCAATTGAATGTTCCGGTTATAAAACCGAACGGCGATAAAATTGAATCTGTGACCGTCAAGGAATCTTACACGGGTCGCGATATAAAGGCTATCGGCAATGCCGGTGGCGAAGGCTCTGCGATGATCGCTTTGGTCGCTGCAGCGACAGGCTTGAGTGAAAATGTCGTTCTCAACATGGATGCTCGTGATGTGCGTGAAATTGGGGCGATGGCAAAGCCTTTTTTAGCCGGTGGCGAGGCTTAGGCTTCGACGACGGTTTCGCGGCTCTTGCCGGGGTTTTTCACTGGTCGTATGAACAGATAATGAATCTTGATGCCGATGCGTTTGATTACAGCGTCAAGGCGGCTGTGAAGTTCCTAAAGTGGAAAAATCCGAAGCCTGCGAAATCTGCGAAGTGATTTTTCTCCCTATCTTGCTTGATTCATTTGAGTGACTGCCAAGCCGGAGGCGAAAGCTTCCGGCTTTCTACGTTTTTAAATAATTTTTAGAAAAACTATTGACAATCATCTAAAAATGATTTTTTTTTTACCACAATGTTAAAAAATGGCATTAAATGAATGTATTTTAGTAATGTAAAGCGGGGTAGGGTATGAAAATTGAAAAAAACATAGTCAGAAAAAGGATGGTTTCGACTGAAATTTTGGTCGGCGTTGTTGTTCCGTTTATCCTTTTTTGGGGTGGTGCACTGACTCCTGTTTTTACTGATGACTTTGAAATAATTTTGTTATCTTTTGCTCCTTTTTATGGGTATATGCTTTTGAATGAAAGAAAATTTAACGAAAAAAGTGTATTGCTCAGCAGAATTGTATTTTTGTCTTCTTTGTTTATTGGGCTTGTGTTTTCGATTTTAGGTTATAACAATATTGTTGCTGTTTTTGAAAAAACTGGTTATATAATGCTGGTGAATGTAATTCCGTCTTTTATTTTTATGATTTATGTCGTTTTTTGCGTTGAGTCAAAAGACCCCTCAAAATGGTCGAATTATACGACGATGTCTAATTGATGTGTCATTATTATTGAGCTTTTACAGCCATGTACTTATTTTTAGTACATGGCTAATATTATAAATATTGCATTAGGTTTTAATTTTAATAAAGGCGTTATGAACGCCGTTGTTGGTTCTGTCGGAAATTTAAAGACGGCGGTTGTTGGTGCGGGAAATGCAGTTTCGAACCTTAACATTAAAATGAGTACATTGCAGCGTGTTCAAGGTTTTGCTGCGTTGGGTAATGTTGTTAACAATGTTACTGGCGCTATAAAAGGAATGTATAATGAAATAAAAAATGTTTTTGGCTATATTGATGATTATGCAGCTAAAGGTGATAAAATAGCTAAAACATCAAGGCTTGTCGGACTGTCTGTTAAAGAGTATCAGGCGTTTGGATCTGCAGTACAACATGCTGGAATGAATGTTGAGGAAATGGATAAAGCTTTCGTGAAGTTTAATATTAATTTCTCTAAAGCAAAATCTGGTGACAAAAATTCCATTAAAATGTTCGATGCTATTTTAGGTGGCCGTTCTGTTAAAGATTTTTCGAATAAAACAGATTTGCTTGCTGCTATTGCTGATGGCTATGAAAAGTTGGGTTCCGCAGAACAAAAGGCTTTTGTTTCTCAAGAGCTTTTTGGAAAAAGTGGCGTAAAAATTTCAGAGCTTTTTAAGGATGGAGGAGATGCTTTAAAAAAATATGTGTCTGACTTTAAGGCGTCTTTTGATGAAAACTCTGCAAAATCTGCTGAAGATTTTAAGGATATTTCGCAGGCTGCTTCTGAATCTTTTGAAAAAATCAAAGCTTCGATTGCGGTAGGATTATTTCCTGTGGTCGAAGATATTTTAGGATTTGTAAAAGATTTTTTTGAATCAAAAGATGGCGATAATTTAAAAAAACAAATTTCAGAAATTGCTAAACCTATTGCGGAGGTTGTAAAGTCTGTTCTTCCAAAGATTCCTGAAATTTTGAATAATGTAATGATTCTTCTTGATATAATTGGCCCTAATGCGTCTGCTATAGTCGTTGGATTTGCCGCTGCCTTGCCTTTTTTAGTTTCTATTGGAGCAGGTCTAGGAGCTGTGGCGAGTGTTATTACTGGTCCTATTCTTGTTGGGATTGGACTTGCTGTTGCTGCTGTAAAATTGTGGAGTGGCGTTATTATTGATATTTACAATAATTGGGATATGCTTAAATCGTTTATTGTAGATGATGTGTGGGGTGCTATTAAGGACTTTGGCAAGAAAGTCATTGCTATTGGTGAATGGATTTGGGATGGTTTTAAATCTGTATTTATCGATCCGTGGATAGCTTTCTTTAGCTCGTTGCCTAGTGCTATTTCTGATTTGTGGAACGGAGCGAAAAAAGTTTTGAAAGACTTGGGCTCAATGATTTACGATTCTATTTTTGGAAGTATCAGTAAGGCTTTCGATGCAGCAAAATCGTTTCTGAAGGGGATTCCGGGTATTGGTAAACTTTTTGGCGGTGATACTATTTCTGTTGCAGAAAGCAGTTCCGGAATGACTACTCTCGGTGCTTCGGCTGCTCAGGCGGTTCAAGAATCCCGCACTACAGTTACCAACCGGTTTGCGGTTGACTTCAAGAACATGCCTCGCGGTGTAGTTGTTACGCCGCCTGAACATGGAGACTTTGACTATTCTCGCGGTTATGTGCTTGGAGGTATTTAATGGGTTCTTGGCGCAACGAATATGCTGATTCCTTGCAGAAGGTACTTGTCAACACCGTTGCCGGCGAGGTAGAGTGCGTTGCCGCATCGTATGACGGTGTCCCGTTCTTTATTGAAGAGACTGAATCTTCTGGCGGCCGTGAAATTGTCACAAGTCCGTTGCCTTTTTCGGATATGCATGTGAATGAAGATGTCGGCAAGAAAGTCCGCTCGTTCACGTTCTCGATATACCTTGTCGGCCTCAACTGCAACGTTGACCGCGAAAAGCTTGAAGAAGCGTTCAACAAAGACGGATATTTCGAGCTTTCTCATCCTTATTACGGCAAGTTCAATGTCCGCTGTACCGAATACCGATTCAAGTACAGCTCTTCTGTCTTGGAGTATGTTTCCGGAGAGGTCACGTTCGTTCCGGAAGAGGACCCGAAAAAGTCTGCTCGAAGCGTTGTTGACTTGCGCGGTGCAGTTGTCTCGAAGTCTGATTCCGTTGTCGATGCTGCCAAAAGCAATTTTGTCGAAAAGTTCAGCATTTTGGGCAAGGCGAAATCTGTAGTCGATTCCGTGTCTTCTTATGTCGTCGGTGTCATGGACGAAATTGAAAAAGTCCGCGCTTCAATTCGTGATGTGTCTGAATTTATCCAGACGTTGTCAAAGATTCGCGAAAACGTCCAGTTGATAATGAAGGCTCCTGCGGACTTTGCGGACCGCATTCAGCTTTTGCTGACCATGACGAAAGAAACGTTCTCTCCGGAAGGCGGTTTCAACAACTACGTGAACGAAAGCCTTACCGTCATGTCTTCGGAAAAGGATCATTCGAAGATGGCCGGGGTCGCTGCAGATGAGTTGGGGTCCGTTGTTGACCGGCTTGTTTTTATGACTTCCGCATGCATGGCAGCCCGTTCTGTGGTTGACAGCACTTTTGCCAGCACGGACGAAGCTCTTGAAATGCAGAATGCTGTTGTTGCTGCTTTCAGCTCCGCGATGCAAATGGTAGATTCTTCCGAAGACTACTCCAATCTTTCTGATCTTCAGGCTTCGGCGCTGAAGTATCTTCGCGATGAAATGTCCAGGCTTGCGGATATTGTCGAATTGCCTCTGTCTTCGACTCGCGACGTGCTTTCGATATGCTATGACTGCTATGGTAATCTAGACAAGCTTGACGATATCATTGAACGCAATGCGATCGGTGACCCAATGATGGTTACCAGAAACTCTTTGAGGGTGCTTTCGAAATGATTGAAGTCTTTGCAAACGGTCGAAAGTTTTCGTTTTGGACTGCGGCGAACGTTTCTCGTTCGCTTGACCGCATAGCGGCTACATTTTCGCTGTCGCTTGTTGGCAAGTCTGATGCCGGTAACCGAGTCCATCTTTTTCCGGGCGATGCCGTCGATATCGCTGTCGATGGCGTCAAGGTCATTTCGGGCTATGTAGATAAGTTTTCCTCGTCATTTTCGCAAGGGAGTCATTTTGTAAGTGTATCCGGAAGCGAAAAGACTTCGGATATTGCTGACTGCTGCATCGAGAGCCCATTCGAGTGGGAAAACAAGAAAATGGACGAAATAGTCCGTTCGATTTGTGCTGGATTTGGTTGTCGGTTTGATAACCGTTATGGCGTGGATGCCGGAAAGCCTTTTTCAAGGTTCTCAGTAGAACCGGGTACAAAAGCCATCGATACGCTTTCGAAACTCTGCAAGGAACGTGGCATTTTGCCGTGTTCGGATGGCCGTGGCAAGGTGTTCCTGTTTACTCCGGAAAAGGCTGAACGTGGACCCGCCTTGGAGCAGAGTGTAAACCTTCTTTCGGCTTCTGTCGAATTTTCTCTTGTCGATCGTTACTCGAACTACACTGTATATGGAACGGGCAGAGCGAAAGTCTCAGGAACTTCCGAAGATTCTGACGTGCCGCGAAAACGCCCATATGTCGTTGTTGATTCCAACGCCATCGAAAAGGATAAAGTCCAGGCGCGTGCCGATTGGGAATGTCGCGTTCGCAAGGCAAAATCGATGGCGTTCAGCGTTAGCGTGCAGGGATGGACCCATTCTAAAGGACTGTGGGAACCCGGTGTCGTCTGTTCTTTCTTGGCTCCGGAACTATTTGTAAATGAACCGTTGGATTTGCTTGTTTCTGGCGTGGACTATTCGTGGGGCGCTTCCGGTGCCGTGACGAATATGACCCTTGTCCAACCGGACGTTTTCTTGCCGCAACCGGAGTCCAGAAAGGTAAAGGCGAAAAAAGTAAAAAGCGATCCTTGGAAAAATATCAAGAAGGCTGTGCAGGGTAAATGATGGATATCGTAGAGACTTTACTTGCTAGGCTCAGGCTAGTCGTTGGCCGCTGTGTGCTTACTGCTACCAAGTACAAGGATAATGAGCTGCTTTCTGACGTGGAGCTTGTTGCTGGCGAGAAACGTCGAGGCCTTGATTACTTGCAGCAGTATGGCTTTTCGAGTAGGCCCAAGGGCGAAGTGGAAGGTGTTGCACTGTTTGTTGGCGGTTCTCGCGAAAACGGTGTTGTCGTTGCGACTCGTAGCAGCAATGCCAATTTGGAGGAAGGAGAGGTGAAAGTCCATTCACCTTTTGGATCCAGCGTTTACTTAAAAAAAGACGGCTCGGTTGAAATTGAGTCTGCTGGTAATGTTATTGTCAAGACTGGTAATAGCATTGGAAAGCTACGTGTCGAGGGCGGTATAGAGGCGACGCAGGATGTCAAGTCGATGTGCGACTCCGCTCCTGTCAGCCTGTCGGCCCATACCCATGCATCTTGTGCCGGTCAGACGCTGGTGCCAACGCCAAGCCCATAAAACGACATGTGTCAAAATTGATTGTTTTGTAAGTCGGGTTGCTTATTTTTTTTTCGATGAGCGACCTTGCTTTACATCGCAGATCCGACGGAAATTTCGACCTCGATTTTGACGAGGCCGCTAAAGACTTGCGTACCGATGACGGTCTTGACAATGCGATAGCTATTTCTATAGGCACGTTCGCGCGTGATCGCCATCTTGGTTCTGGAGCAAATCTTAAGCCGTGTGTAGGCGGGTGGTGGGGCGATGCTCTTGATGAAAATGGTTCGCTTGGCGGATACGTCCATGAAGTGCTGTCCGGAAAGCTTACGGATGCTTCGGCACGGAATAGCAAGAAAGCGGTTACCGAGGCGTTGGCGTGGCTTGTCGATGATGGTGTAGCCAAAAGTGTCGATTGCGATTCAAAGGTGGAAGACAAGTTCATTGTCCTTGATGTTGTCGTAAATCTTGCTGATGGTTCGGTTTTTTCTCGTTCTTACAAAGTAGGTTCCGATGGAATTTAAAAGTCTGAATGATCTTGTGCGCGTTGTTGAAAATGGCTTGGCGGTCCAATTCTACGGTTCGTCTTCTTCTGTTTTGCGTAAAGGCGTGCTGAAGGTTCTTGCTTACGTATTGGGTGGCGCTCTGTATCTGTTCAGTCTTGTTGCGAAAAGAATATGGCGAAACCGCTTTATTTCGACTTGTGATGATTCCGCTTTGGATGGATTTGGCGATGAATACGGGATCCCGCATAAGCCCGAACAGAAGGCCAAAGGATATGCCGCTGTAACATTGGCTTCGGGAGTTTCTTCTGTAGAAATTCCTGAAGGTACTTATCTTGTCGATGTTGGCGGGCTTGAATTTGTTACTGACTCGACAACGACAATTACAAGTTCTTCTAATCTCTTGAGCGTTACCGCAAATAAGGCTGGCGAAGTCTACAACTTGATTGATGGTGAGACCCTTGAATTCAGGGATGGCGATGTCGATGGCGTTGAAAAAATGGTTGCTCAGTCGATTGAAGGCGGTGAGTCGATTGAAGTCCTTATTGACGGAAATGTGCAGTTGTGGGGCGAAACTGCTCTTGAATATCGGAATCGTCTATTAAATCGTGTCAGGAACCAGCCTCATGGCGGAACAAAGAACGACTATTGGCAATGGGCGATGAGCTTTGCTCCTGTAACGGATTGTTTTGTTTTCAAGAATGCCCCGAATTCGAATTCTGTGAGCGTCGTTGTCGCAAATTATAATGACGATGATTTTTCGATATCGCAGGATGTGCTTGGCTCGATATCGAACTACATCAACGACGACTCTCGCCGTCCGATTACTGCCGACGTTCGCGTTTTTGGCGTTACTCCTGTAGAGCTGAAATTGAAGGCATCCGTTGTGCCTTATTCGTCCGCTTCGCGAGAAAGCGTCATTTACGCAATAAAGTCTTTCTTCCGAAAGATGGAACCGGGGACTTCGATATCAAAAGAGAACTTGTCTGTCGAAATACGTTCCAACTCTTCTGTGTCTTCGCTTGTCTTTGTCGAGGCGAGAGTAAAGCAAGGTGGACAGTGGAATATTGTCGATTCGATTCAGATGGCTTTCGATCCAAGCAATGAAATTGCGCAGATGGTAAAAATTGTCGATGAAAATATCGAGCTTGTGAGCGGGGAATAGTATGCCGGTGCGTTCCGAAAAAAAACTGTGGAATCTTCCGGTCAGGACTGCGGCTGATTTTTGCCACGTGCTTCTTGGCTTGATGCCTAGAGGCTTTGCTTGGTTTTTGGGAATTGGCGGCAATTGGCATAAGCTGTTTTCCGGGTTCTCCGATGGCTTTGCTGTCGTGTACGATATGTTGCGTTTGCTTGTCAAGCAGATGTCGCCGGTATCAACGACCGAACTATCGGTGTGGGAAAATGAACTAGGCCTTCCAAAAAAAGGTCTTGAGTTCTCTGACGATGCTGACCGGAAAAGCGAAATCTTGAGAGTGTCGCGTGACGAATGCGGATGCACGGTAAACTACATAAAATATGTCGCATCGCTTTTCGGCCTTTCCGTTGACGTGTATGAATATTGGAAAAATCCTGAAAAGTTTGTTGGTGTTGATTTCGGCGGTACAGATCCGAATTTTTATGTGATTGTGAAATCCGATGTGCCGTGTGAAAATGTCGATTACCATTATTGCGACGGGTATTGCGACGACAGGTTGCTCGACTTCGGCGATTCCAACTACGAAGCTGTAGTTATGGACTTAAGCCAGGCCCACGTTAAACTTTTGTTCGAATATGATGTTGAGGTAGCGTAAATGCAAAAGATATCTACTGAAGCGGATGGAGTATTTAAAGATGGCGTCCCTGGCGTTAGCCGTGGAACGAAGTGTAATGCTGCGTGGCATAATGCAGTGCAGAACGAAATATGCAACTTGCTGACGCTTAATGGCGTTTCACTCGACCCGAATGATAATACTCAGTTGTATAATCTGTTCCGCGAGACTCTTGATCGCATTTTTAAAGGTTCTGTTTCCGTGCAGGATCCTTTGAATCCTGGAACAGAGACTACTATAGATCCCGATGCGATATCAATTCATGGTGTTGTCCTTCAACGCTCCGAAATTAGTGCGGTCGTGTGGCTGCTTGTGAGTGAATGCGTCAATATCGCCAAAAACTTGGCTGTTGCCGGTCATCTGTCTGTAAATGGCGATGTGAACGTCGTTGGTACGGCGAATCTTGCTGCTGTTGTGTGCAACGCTCTCCGGGCTGCCGGTGATATCGTCTGTAACGGAAACTTTGCTGCCAATAATGCAGCTTCGTTCAATACTATGACTGCAAATTCTGCAACGTTTAAATCCGTTTTGTCTGCTGTAGACCATACTCAAGATTATGGCGGTTCGGATGTTGAAATCGACAACAACGATTTTTCGAATTCGAGAAAAAGAATTCGTGCGGTCGTGATGACTGGAGACGACAGACAACATCCTAGCAGGGTGCTAAACATAACAGCGACTCCAGTTGATGGACTTAGAATTCACGTCGTCAACATGGCTACTGCTGCTGACGGTTTTGTTTTTGTTAAATGGAATACTAATAATTTGTGTGTACTGAGTCCGGGGGCTGACCGGTGGTTTTCTGTTGCTGCTGGATCTTGGTTGATGGATAGAGTGACTGTTGGTTAATTTATGGCAGAACAGACTGAAGCTCAGAAAAAGTTTGTTGATGATCTTAAGGAACGTCTTGTTGCCGCGGGTAAAAAGAACGTAGCCATAGAAGCTGATACTCTTGAAGAAAATCAGAAGAAGGCTATGGAAAACATTGCTGAGGCGTTTTCAGAGCCTGTCAACGACTTTATCGAAAAAAAATCCGCGGCAGGAGGTGGCTATTCGAATGAGATTGTTTCTTATGATGGCTCAGTTGCGATTGGCCGTGGTGTAAATCCTGTAACTGGTGAGCCGATAACAAACTTGTCTGTTACCGATTATGTTGGTTCTGTCGTTGGTTCGCACAATGTGGATGCTGGAGCTCATCCTGATATACGTGAGGAAATTGCACGTGTCGAAGCCGGAGGTCTCAAGATAGCCCCTCCCGAACACGAGGGCGAAGGCGAAATGATGTTCTACACTGGAGTGCTGTTATGATTATTGGCTTTGCTGGCAAAGGACATTTCACTTTACAGCTATTAACAAGATTCGAGATTCGCTTGGGAATGTCGTAGATGTTGAATTTGAACGGATGGATGGCGATAGAGCCGTCTACAAAGTGATTAAAAAGAAGGAGGATACTGATGGCGGCAAATGACCCGACATTCAAGAACCTGTATCGCATCAAGGATAACACGAACAACGTCATCTATCAGATTAGGGCGCTGTCGCTCAAGGACGCCATCCAAATCGCCCTTAGCGGTGACGTTGCCGGAACGGTGACCACGGACTTCCACGAAAACGTGACCATCAACGCCGTCATCGAGAACGGATCGGTCACGCATTCCAAGCTCGCTACCGACTCGGTACAGAACGACGTAATCAAGGATAACGAGATTACGAAGGGAAAGTTTAACTCGTCTGTGTACGACGAGGTCAATGGCACCATTGCGGACGGCACAAACTCAAACCTTGCGACGAAGCCTCAAGTCAAGGCCTACGTCGAATCGGTCATCAGCTCGGAAGGCCATTACAAGGGCGTGCAGAGCGTGGCGACTATCAACACGTGGACCGCGGCCAACCTGCACAACGGCGACCGCGTAATCACCTCCAGCGACCCTGCTGGCTCCGGCACCGGCACGCTCACTCTCGGCAACCTGCCCGTGGTCGACGGACAGGAAGTCATCTTCTACGTGTCCGACGACCATAGCGTGAAGATTTGGCAGTCCTCCGAAGGGAACTACAAGATAAAGCAGGCGAGCAAGAGCGACCCGGCGGCCTCCGGCACGACGCTCACTGCCATCGACACAATATCTCAGAACTCCAATGGAGAGATTACCGCCACTAAAAAGACGATCCAGTCCGCGACCACGTCGCAGCCTGGCGTTGTCCAGCTCGCAGGAAGCATCGGCTCCACGGTTGCTTCCGAGAACAACAAGGCGGCAAGCGAGAAGGCCGTGCGTGACGCCATCAACGCGCTCGACGGCAACGCCACGAGTACGGACGGAACGAACGTACAGTTCAAGGTGACGACCACCGACGGTATCGTTTCGGCGGTAAACATCACCACGGACAACACCGAAAACAAGAACAACAAGACCGCGACCATCCGAGGCGCTTCCATCGCCGACGACACGAAGTACCCGACCGAGAAGGCGGTGCGTGACGCCATCGACGCCATCGACGCCGGTTCATCCGAGATGGGAGAGGTCGTTGCGGCATCACTCAATGATCTCGACGCACGCTTGAAGGCCGTGGAGGATTCCGTGGCCGAGAATAACCTTGGCGACCGCACCGCTGACAGCTTCGACACGCAGGTGTTGAAAATTGGCGGGGAGGAAGTCGCCCCAGGTACGGCGACGCCCAATGCAGTCGGCAGTTTCGCTTCCGCCGGCACCTCCGGCAAGTACGCCCGCGAGGACCACACCCACAATGTCGTGGTCGCAAGCGGCGACAGCGAAGGCCAGGTAAAGGTGGCCGGGCAGAACGTGACCGTCAACGGCTGGAGCGCAATCTCCGGCAAGGCCGGCTCAGCAATCCAGGGAGTGAAGGTAAACGGCACCTCGCTCACTCCCGACAGCAACAAGGTGGTGAACATCCCTGCCGCGAGTACCAGCGCATACGGGGCGGTGCAGTTCATGACATCCTCGGAGGCGGCGAGCCTCTGGGCCAACGCATGGGCCGCGGCCACGGCTTAATGACAAGGAGAATCGCAAATGTCGCAGACCTATGACAACAAGGCAATCACGGGAGCGGACCTTGAGACAATCCTCACCTCCGCCGCATCGGAAATCAAGAAGAAGCAGGACATCATCGACGCGGAATACGACGCAGCGAACGGCATGATCGTGCTCAACAACATCGACATCAGCGTGGCGAGTTCCACGTAGACAAGGAGAACTGACCAATGGCAGGAAGCTATATCAACAAGTACGCCGACGCTACCGAATACGCCGCCGACACCGCCCGCACAGCACTCGGCAAGAGCATCGTCTCGCTCGAATCCGACAGTGGCGTTCTGCACTATGACGGAGTGAACGTGGAAGTTCCCAAGAAGGCCGTCAAGGTGGGCGACGCCGTGTACGCGGACGGAAGCGGTAACCTCCACTTCATCGACACGACGGGTACCGTCGACAACACATACCTTACCAAGGCTGTCGCAAGCGGTGGCCGCGGGTGGACTTCGATAGGCTCCATCGGCATGAGGAAGGGGCAGAAGGCGTGGATACTCCACAAGACCGAAACCGAGTCCAAGTACATCAACGCGTGGGCTTTCAAGGTCACGGGCTACGCCGCCGGCACAGCCATCGTGTTCAAGGCATACACAGCGAACGACACCTCCGACTATGTGGAAGTGACGGGATTCACCCCGACCGCAGAGAACGTGGCGAGCGTTAGCGCCATGGCTACAGCCATGAACTCGTTCCTCACGACCAACCAGAACCCGCAGGGAGCCGTGCCGACGAACTGGTCCGCATGCGTCATGAAGGACGCCTCCGGCAACGACTCCGTTTTCATGCTCCTGGAAGGCAACTCGTCCAGCGGCGTATACTATTCCCACAGACAGAGCCCCATCAAGAGCGGCGCCACGGCTACGCTTAACACGTGGGACCTTATCGGCCTCACGTCCGACAAGACGACCAACGCACGCGTCAACGGATCGCACGACTTGCGTGCGGGCTGGAACAAGGACCAGCTATACAACTACTACAAGGCTTCCACGAACCGCGATTCCACAGGAAGCCCGACAGACTCCATCACCGGCGGCGGCATCATATCCGAGAAGGCGTGGAACAACAACAGCTTCCCGACAGTAAAGGCATACTACGGAACGTGGGACAAGTATCTCGACAGCGTGATGCTCAAGATGCCTGCCGGTGCGTATTCATCGGACGCCCTGCCAGTCTACTACGGCAAGGCCAAGGAAATCCAGGACATGGCGAAGACCGTCACGTTCACGTCCGTCATCAGCGGAAGCGAGAAGAAGGTGTTCAAGGTGTTCGACATCGCCGCCAGCGTGTCCGACGGGGGCGCAGGTCTAGGATGGTACATGCCTGGCATAGAGGAGGCGTTTGGTATCTTCAGTCAGATGAATGTGGATGGCTCCGACCCTATCAACTCCGCCATGGTCAAGATAGGGAGTACCGCCCGCGTGCTAGAACAGGTGCGTTGGCTCCCCGCGCGTTACGCCAATAATAACGCGTGGTGCATGTACTTTACAGGCTATCTCTACTACGGCTACCTGGGCAGCAATAGTCGGGTGTGTGCGGTGGCGCTCTTAAATCTTTAACCTTTTTCTGCTTGGCGGCGGCCTCCGCGCCGTCGCCCTGCTCCCACTAAACGAAGGATACAGACGACATGCAAGAACTCCACAACGTCAAGGGCTCGCGCAGGAACGGCATCTACGTAGACTGCAAACAGCTCGCGATGAGGTTGTACAAACTCTCGTTCACGATGGCGAAGCGCGACCGCGTAATTTTCGGCGACCGCATGCTGACCCTCGCGCTCGACTGCGTGGAGGATTTCGCATTTGCATACCATTATCCCGAAAAGAGGGTGGAATATACAGACCGGCTCATATTCGACTTCGGACGGCTCAAGGAGCTGATGAGCATGGCCAGCGAGCTCAAGATTATCTCGACGAAGCACTACGTCACGATATTCGAGTGCGTGGCGAGAATCGACGAGGGCGTAGGGAAGTACCGCAAGTACGGCATTTCCAAGGTTCAGGCAGCCGCGGGTTCAAACGACGGCCGCAGCTCTGGTAACGAAAATCAAGAGGAGGCGACGGTATCATAAATACCAGTATCGGCAGTGCGCCTTATCCCGTGCATCCCCGGTCGTTCCGGTAGGGTTGCCGTGCGTTGGCTCCCCGCGCGTTACAACAATAATAACGCGTGGTACATGAACAATACAGGCAATCTCAACAACAACAACCTGAACAACAATAATCGGGTGTGTGCGGTGGCGAACTTGACTTCCCGTTACCGCTGGAGATGGCTATGGTAAGGCTGGACGACTTGACAGAGGCGTATTTCATGGCCCGCGCGAACAAGCGCAGGTCCAACGACTCCGTCCGTTTCGAGGTTGGATTCGAGACGGGGCTTGTCCGGCTAATGCACGACATCAACAACCGTACATACAGGGCCGACTCCAACTACGCCTTCGTCGTGTTCTCTCCAAAGCCGAGGGAAATATTCGCCACGGAAATGCGCAACAGGGTGGTACACCACTACCTCGACTGGAGGCTGCGGCCGATATACGAGAAGGTGTTCAGCGACAGGACCTTCAACAACAGGACGGGGATGGGACTCCACAAGGCCGTCGCCTCGTTCCGCAATGACGTGCGGGAAATGACTGCCGACTACATGAAGGACGCCTGGATAGCGCACCTCGACATCAAGGGATATTTCCCGAATGCTAACGTGGAGATTGCGCTAAGGCAGCAGCTAGACCTGATAGAGAATAACTACGAAGGCGAGGACAAGGACGACCTCAAGTACATGATGACGGAGTGCATGCGCGCCGACCCGGCACGCCATTGCGACGTTTTCGTGCCAAGGACGAACTGGTCCGCAATCGCGCCGGAGAAGTCGCTTTTCAACAAGCCCGTGGGAGTGGGCGGAGCCATCGGGTTTCTCTGCTGGCAGAATGCCATGGGTCTGTACATCAACGACGTCGTGAAGTGGCTGCAGGGCCATAGCTTCCTACATGTCACCGTATTCGTGGACGACATCTACGTCGTCACATCCGACAAGCCCGGATTCCTGGCGCTCATGCCCGATCTGCGTTCTCGACTTGCCGGACTAGATGTACAGCTGAACGAGAAGAAGTTCTACATGCAGCACTACTCGAAGGGCGTGATGATGCTCGGAACGATGCTCAAGTTCGACAGGAAGTACGCCAACAGGGGAACGGTCGCGCGCGGATTCCGCAGGCTGCGGGAATGGGCGTCTATGAGAAGGATTCGAAAGGCTGACATGAACAGGATGCTTTGCTCTCTCAATACCTACTGCGGAATATTCAAGGGCCATAACAACAGGAAACAGCTTGAACAGTTCAAGGATGAAGCGTTGCGACGGCTCGGCCGGTACGTGAAGTGGAACGAGTCCAAGAAGTGCTTCAACCTTATCGACAGCTATAACGACTATTTGATTTCCCGGTATGCCGGGAAGAAGGCGGTAAAGAAGATATGTCCGAGACTTACGACAACAAGGCCGTGAACGGCAAGGAACTCGCGGAGCAGACGCTCGTAGGCGTCGCCTCCGAAATCAAGCGTGAAGGCTATGTAAGCGCGGCTGCGTTTAACGAAGTCGTAGCGCGCCTCGTATCGCTGGAAAAGGCGGTGGCGGAGAAGAACCTCGGTGAGCGCGTGGCTGACTCGCTCGACGCGCAGTCGCTCAAGGTCGGTGGCGAGGACGTTACCGATGCGTCGAACCATACGGCGACATTCACGCAGTCGTCACGAACGAACCTGACTACTGGCGAGAAGCTCTCGGTCATGTTCGGCAAGATAGCCAAGTGGTTTAGCGACCTTAAGACGGTAGCGTTCAGCGGCAGCTACAACGACCTGAGCAACAAGCCGACGATACCTGCGGCGCAGGTAAACTCGGATTGGAACGCCAATAGCGGATTCGCACAGATATTGAACAAACCTGACCTCACGCAGTATACTCCAACTTCTTACTCTGCTTCTGTGGCTACCAAAGGCTACAAGATAGCCACTATCGAAAACAGTGGTGGTGGTGACCCGATGTACGCAGGGTGCATGATTGCTGTGTGCCTTAGAGATAATGGTGGTGCCGACTGCCAGATAATCCTCTCAGTTTCATTCTCTGAATATAGCGGCAGTGCAAACGTTGGGCCAGTAAGTGGCAAGGCCTTCACGCTACATAACCGCCTTACCACAATTGGTGCCATCCGATTCTTCGTGAATCGTGTCAGCGAGAGTAAGTATGACATATACGCATACACTAATGGTACTAACAACTATCTCTCGTGCCAGTGTATCTCAGGAAAGGGCGTGACCATACACAACTCACCTTCGCCTGAAACGATTGACACTAGTGGCAGCAGCATGACTGAACTAACACGCTCTCGTGCTGTGGTCGCACAAGATAACGGACAGATAGGGTCGGATACGCGATCCGTATATATGGATGCAAGTGGTGTGTTGAAACCATGTCAGTCCGGGCTGTCATTGAATTTCGAGGCGGTGGATCATATTCCAGCAAATCCAATTGTAGGTAAACTGTACGCGTTGTAGGAATTCTGAATGTTTCGAATAGTTGAAACACCAAATGCAAACTGGAAAGATTATAGAATGTTCCAGAACGAGGATGGCGTCAATCTTTGGCGGCCGTCTCCAATTTTGCTAAAGACAGACGTCTTGTCTGAACTTCAGTGTTATGACCCCGCATCACTTAAAGAACGGATATTGCTGGACGATTCTAGACCGTTCACACCTCTAGAAATAGACTGCCAGTATTTGATGCATGCTGGGCTTCGTTCGAAGACAGTCACAGCAACGTTTACACCTGGAGCTCTTAGTGCCAATGGATTGTATTCGGGCAATGATGTTGATTACGGTGCAGTGAATAAAGATGGTGTTCGATACTGTTGCCTATCGCCGCTGGGTGCTTTCGGTGATGAGCTTTTCAATAGAACGAAGCCGCTTGCACCTGGAGGTTCACCGACTATACAAACTGGATATACTCGTGTAACGTATGAAGGACACTGCTGGGCAAACGATGAAGGACCATCTCGGGCATCTCACACGTATCTTGGAAGTTCAGCTCCCGAAGGTGGTTCTGTCTTATTGGCCGGTCTGCGCCGTTATTGCTTTTCATTTGCAATGGCTCTATCTTGTGAGCGGCTTAAACTGATGGTTAATCATTATAATGTGGACGTTTGTGTTCCGACAGAGAATCCTTCGGTTAGTTCGTTCTATGGGCTCACCAGCTTGAGAAAAATAGTCGGTGCTGAGGGTCCATTCTCTAACCAGACGTACTACCGTAAGTCAGAACAAACTGCGAATGGTCCATTGAAATGTGAGGTGTGGGGTGAAAACCTTGCTACTCAGTCTGTAATACTTATTCGAGGCTCACTGTATCTGGTCGAGCCTCATTCATGTCCAGGGACGGGTTGGAATATGTTTTTCTTCACACCGTGGATATATTTTCCGATAAGTGCTGTTGAGTTTGTCGATGGAGCGACTAGCGGAACGATGACAATTAAATACTGTGAGGTGGCAGAATCATGGGTGCCGACAAATATGGAAGAGCGAGTATAATAACGTGTGTGCCTTATGTAGATAATATGTATTGCACCTCGTGGCTAGGTGAACTTGTAACACACAAGCAAACTTCGTCTGAGCATGGACGAATCCGTGAAATCAACATCAACTGGAACCGTCACGAGCTGCAACAGCTTGTGCGCGAAAAGTATTCAGATACTGAATTGGTGTTATTAATGGATTCTGATGTGATGGCCACCAAAGAACAGGTGGAAGCGCTTCTTGATGCGTTTGACGGTTCTCCCATTGCGCTGCGAACAAAGACGTTCGACACTGGCAAGCACATCTGTTGCGCATGCTGTCTTCTAAAAATGGAAGACTACCTGGCTATAGATTACATCGAGACTTTGGTTGATGCGTGTCAGTGCCACAAGATTATGACGAAGTTCGGTGTGAAGTACATAGAAGGATATCAGGCTTGTGAGTATAGGGACTATTCGATACAGTCGAATCTTTTTCACGGTGACATAGTACCTATCTATATCGAGAACGCGAACACTGGTGGTGTTTTATGA